TGTCCTGAATCCGCATAAAACTTTTTCTTTCTTTTCATCTCTTTGTGGCCAAACCATGAAGGCCATAAAGGTTCTCCGTCTGGTAAAATTGCTTTGTAAGTAATTACTTTCCAAGAATAATCATCTCCATGAGCTAAGGCTTTGTTGTACCCATCCAGTATCCTAGTAATAAATGCGTCAAAATGAACAGGAGTACCATTAATACGGAGTCTGCCATCCAACGGCTCCAACGCTGGGAATACAACCGCTGTAACCAGGTTAGCAATCTTTGCCCTAGATTCTGAAGTGACCGTGTTATTCTCATCTTCAAAATCATCAAGAATAATAAGGTCATATCTTTTATGAAGCTTAGCTCCACCACGAATACCTGAAAGATTCGATTTACTGATAAGCTTACACCCATTATTAAGTTCAATATCATCTTCTGTCCATTTTTTACCTTTTAAATCACCGAAATAATACGAAATTCTTTCGTTATACTCCAAGTGATATTTTACATAATCTAAATTTGGTATTGAAATCTTACTAGATGCAGCCACCCAACCGTAAAATAAAGGTTCTTGTGTGAATACAAAATCATGCACAATACTACATTTAGTTAATACAGTCTTACCATGTCCTCTAGGGAGCACAACAGCTAGTTGCCTGACATTCTTATCATTTAATGCATCTACTACCTCATAATGAAAGAAAGGAGTTTCACTCCTCATAAAATCATCTGGAAGAAATAACTTGCCAAAAGCAACTAAATCGTTCTTAGCAAGCATAAGTTGCTCTTCCATCTTGGAGACATTATGCATATTTATATTAGACATTATGCTAAGTCTTGTATGGTCTCTTGTTCTTCCATTGGTTCAGCAGAATGTGCTCTAAATCCTTTTAAAGCTGAAATCCTCATCAACCCTATGTCCTGTCCATATACAGACTCCCATATTGCAGCAGGATCTTTTTCAGGTACAGCTTCATTGCGTAATTTATGTAAAAAATCATGTGAAGGATTATGTAATTTTACAAAATTAACAAATTCTAATCCAGTTCCTTTTTCAGGAAATTCTTCTACAAATTCCTCATATGCCTTGTTAAACACCTGCATGGCAAGTGCATCATATAACTCTTTTTCTTTATTGCCAGCCTTACCATATGAAGCAATTAAAGCTTTAGACCCAAATGATAAAGGGATATCTTCTTTAATAAAATCATTAATTACCTGATCTTCAATCATCTGATCTTGCATTCTCTGTTGGAATTGCTGATCTGTTTCGTTAATTTGCTTAGCCATTACTCCTCCTTACCCCATACTCCAATAGGACAAAATGCTTTCTTGAATTTTACCTTTACCCTCATAAAACAACCGCATTGATCGCACCTATTTTTTTCACTTAAAAATGGGCATGATTCACAATAATCCCATCTCTCCATTTCAGTTTCATCAGACACCTTACCACTTAATAATGCAGTAAGACCTTTATAATCTATCTTCTGTTTTGGTTTCTGTTGTTTCACTGATCACCTCCCGTGGTCTACTTACTTCTTCTATCATATCATTACTAAAACCTTGAAATAATGCTCCTGATACTTGTGTAATATGAGCTCTACTTTTATCCTCAAGGTCCATAATATCAGCCAGTTTGAACAGAGCTTTTAACTTTGTATCGTCCTTCACTGTGGATTGGATTACCTCCTTAATGCTCTCTAGTACATACCGCTCGTCCAAGTCGAGTTCTGCTAAAACTGGCTTTAATTCTTCTTTCATTGCCGTCCTCACTCTGTCTGTTTTTGTTAATACTGCCGCTTTCATATTAGCATACCCAGGATCATTAGTTGGAAATGCTTTTAAATAAGCTTGAACAGGTTTCATCCCTCCAGCTAAATAATGCACAAAGATTCTTTCATGCTTTGATAAATTAGTTCTATCAATTACTGCATCATCTGCAGTCTTGTTCCCTCCAAATGAATAAATATTTATCCTTTTAGATGTATCCATCTTCTTATTAGGCCATGCTGCAAACGTACCAGTGCAAGTGCCCAAATAAGCAACCGTGCGATTCTTACCTTTAGCACGTTTCATTTCCCCTTTACGTAAGATCTGAATCACACAGTCGTCATCAGCCTTTACCCAGTCATTGACATTGGCTTCTCGCCAGTTCGACCGAACAATCAGCCCCTCTGGCAGTTTATCATCTAGGTCATAGACTTTATGTTCAATACCGTTTACACGGTAAATTCTCATTTTTTCTTTTTCCTTTGTGCTGCATTTAATAATTGCTCTTGAAAAAACTTAGGAGAAGAAGGTTGATCTCCCCTTTTATATTGCCTTAGTCCATTAGGACCTACTGAAAATGGATTAGGTTGTCCACCAGGTTGTCCACTAGGCTGTTCTTCAGGCTGTAAATTTAATACAGCTGGTTTACCACCTTGATTAGGATTGTTATTATAACCAGGCTTTTGACCTTTACCTTGAGGCATCCCACCAGGTTTTCCACCAGGCATCCCACCAGGTTTTCCACCAGGACCACCACCAGGTTTTCCTACTACAGGTGGCCCTTGAGGCTTATTAACCTGTCCACCCTGACCAGGCATTGGTACCCCTTGAGGAGCACCCTGAGGTATCCCCTGAGGAACACCTTGAGGTCTAGGCTTGTTTACCTCGTACTTTTGATTTGGTACTGGATTCATCTTTCTTAGTCGTCTTATCACGTTCTGCAGTACATTTCTGTTTACTTCTAGAGGTTTTGGCATCCTTGCCCTCCTTTATTATTGCTCCATAAATAAATTTCAGTTCACCGTAAACCTTTCCCAGTTCACCATAAACATCCTTCCTTAACTGTTTGATCTCTTCATTCAAAGAGTATCCATCTAAACTAGGCATTCTCTTTCTCCTCTTCCTTGTAAGCGTTTAATTGAGCTACACTATCTTCTAAAGTATACAGTCGGTAAGTTAAATCCTCCAACTGTTTAGATACATCAGCCAGCATTACCTCCACATTATATACATCTATCATTTTAATCTCACTTTCCATTACCATTTAACAGCTAATAAGTTTAGCAAATTTTCCAAAGTGCCAGCGGCACTTGTATTGGGAAATTTATGACTCCCCTAAAATATAGTCCTCAGAGAGCAATGCAAGAGTCTCATCATCAAAATAATCATTCAAAAGTATACCACCTATCATATAATGCTCCTGCGCATCCTCTATCCTCTCTTGAAAATATTCAACTTCATCAGTAGCGTCATCATATGCAATAGTCAAATGGTATAATTTCTTCATAATCAAACTCCTTATTTTTAGTTAATATTAACCTCCACTAGTTTACTACTTTTTAATTTAATATGCAAGTCTTTTTTTTATCCTTGTAACTATTAACAAAACCAGGTACTTATCAGAAAATGACTACTTTCAAAAATATACAAAAAAAATCTGGAATGCTAATCCAAAACAGGCCCCCCTTCTTACAGGTAATTTACAACTTTTTTAGTTAAAAATCAAAGAGGTTTTAAAAATTGCAGGATTTCAATGCTTGGGTAAAACTTGTCACCTACCGGGGTGAGATAGGTTTTTCACTTATCTATTTAGGTTATTAATCAAAAGAAAAGGGGTAAATTATGACAATAAGTAAAGGTGATCAGTTAACAGTAAGTTTTGCATGGCAAGGCAGTTTATTTGCAGTTGATATCGAATGGCGTGGTGAATACATCACACGAGATGGTGTAAACTATGGAAAGTTCTATCGCTTAGGCGTAGATAATGGTAAGTTCTATACCTTCTCTCTTGCTAAGGTTGAGGAAATGCAGGTGACTTGGATGGACGGGGACGAGCTCTCTTAGAGAGCTTTCCCTCCCCGTGTACAAAAGGAAAAAGAGAGCTAACTTATACTAAACAAGAGGTTAATATGGCTTAAAAAATAGAACCAATGGAGGTGTGGTCTGATAACTGCACCTCTATTATATTTAACTCACTCTTATATTTGTATAAAAAACTAGTGATAGGGAGTAATTCCAAATGGTAGTTAAGACAATATGTATTCACTGAACTGTTTACAGACAAGGAATGATGCGAGATATGTTAGCTGTAACT